GCGACCGGCTCATCGAGGTCCACGATATGCCGACCTTCACGATGGAGCGTAACGGTAAGAATAAGCGCATGGTCAACGCCGCCGAGCTGGCACGCCTTATCAGGCAATCAGCACCGGCCAGCGCGTATCTGGAGCGCCTGAGCGCGATGCCAGGGCAGGGCGTTACCTCGATGTTCTCAATGGGCCAGAGTCTCGGTGTAGTCCTTGGGATACTAGCGGCGCTGGACATACCGACCACCACGATCCCGCCGCGAACATGGCAGAAGGCGCTCGATGTCCCGCAGGGCAAGGACGGATCGCGCTACCGTGCCGCCCAGCTTTTCCCCGCGCACGCTGCCCAGTTCGCTCGGGTCAAGGACGATGGCCGGTCAGATGCCGCGCTGATCGCGGCTTATGGGGCGAGGCAGGGTTAAGGGCCGAGGAGGCCGCCTTCGACGTTAAGGATTCGCAGCAAGTCCTCCTCGCCGGGGAACACGACGAAGTTGCTGGTCCCCGGAAGAATGTTTGTACCGAATCCTTTTTCCATTTGCTCTGCTGCGTAATCTCTTGCCTGCTTTTCCGTCATAAAAGAAACAGGTTCCCCGTATGGTTCGCCTTTGTAAGTATTCTGCACGCGGAAATTTGATCTTGATCCTTGGTCTAGGTAGCGGATGCCGGGGATGCCTGCTTGGCGCAACGCAGATGAGACTTTAGGACCACCTTCCATTCCTTGGCCTAGTTGCCTATACAAATCACTACCAGTTCCTCTTAAGACATCTTCAGTCCAGTTTTTTGTGAAACTCTCTTGAGTCCCACCTTTTTGAAGATTGCCAATTATTTTTCCTTCTGAATTGACAAAGGCATGATTGCCATTTTCCAATTGTTTATAAGTCAATCCTAAAGATTGTGGGTTGATGCTTTTAACAATATCAGGCTGCTCACTCAGCGGCTTATCCCAATCCAGCATCCGCGCAATCGCGGGGTCAGGCAGGTCGATGGTGTAAAGTGCGCCTTCGTTAATACGCATACCACCAGACGACTTCAAAGCCTCCAGCCTTGCTAGGTCTCTTGCTGCTTTAGCAGCAGTCTCTGGATAGTCAGAATCTGGAGCAGCATACTTCCTTGCCTCTGCTATCGCTTGGTCTAAATCTCCGCGACGGGTAACTGCCTTGACGTTCAAGTGTTCTAGCTGACTCGGATCAAAAAATCCTTGACCAGAAATGAATTTATCTTTTGATGTCGCCTTCTGATAGCCTTTGGCAACAGCAGGCGACTCAGCCACATAGTGCCCATACCCATAAGCCTGGGCACCTTCACCTGATCCGATCTTCGTGGGGTCGAAACGCTGGAAGCGATAAGGCGAGCCGTGATAAACAGTCGCAGCCCCCACCGGCATCCCTTTAGTTGCTCTCACAGCCGCCATAGCCCCCCGGCCAATCGGCACAGCTTCAGGTCCCAGGGTCATCAATGCCGCCTCGGCCTCTGGGCGCAGGCGGGTCGTCATGCCGCGTCCCGTGGTAAGCGGTTCTCCGTAAGACAGGCGCTCCATCGTGGCCGGGATACCTGTCTCGGCAAGCAGGCCGCCGAGTCCCTGCATCTGCTGGGCGCGTCGCGGATCGCGCATCCACTCGACGCCGCCCGTCAAGGCGTCGGCAAGCAACCCCAGAATAGGGCTGCGTGGTGTCGGGCGAATGTAGTCGGCCATAGGGCAATTTTAGGTTAAGGGCTACAGGTCGCCAACATCGACAACCTGCCCGCGAAACTCGATTTTCCCGTCATCGTACTTATGGACAAGCTCGGGCCAGAGAAGGCGGCCATCCTTGAAGGTAAGCACCGCAAAGCCTGACCTCCAATTGGTTGGAGCGTCTTCGAGGTAATCCACAAACTGCGGCCCTGACGGATCGGCCAGCGTGCCGGTGTCCACCCCATACCTGTTGCCCTTGTAGTCGGCAAAAGGCGTCACCTTGAGCGAGTGCAGATGCCCCGTGACGATGGAAATGCCGGCGTTGACCGTGTTGTTATGGGTGGCATGGACGCCGCCCTTGTATCTGTGCTTTACCACCACATGATCCGTCGGCCAGCAACTCCAGCAGGGAATCCAGGCCGGGAAGTGATCGGAGAGCTTGAACCCGCCAACGTGCATGAACTCGGGCACCGTGTTGGCTAGGCGGTTCTCAAAGCGCGCGTCATGGTTCCCGAGCGCCCAGATGAGCTTGGCCTTGCCTGCGGCATCCTCAATCTCACCGAGCGCCATCTCGCACGCCTTCAGCTCCTCAATGACGGAAGGCTTGGAGTCCCACCCGATCCTGGGAAACCGGCTTATGGCTGCACCATCGAATGCATCGCCGTTATTGATTATGGCTTTCGGCTTGAGTGCTTTGATAGCCCAAAGCAATCCCTTGAAGGCAGTAGTCCTGATCCCAGGCCAGAAGTGCGCGTCAGAGAAGACCAGCACCACGCCATTTTCGATGCCAAGGCAATGCCTGGCCGCAGATTCATGCACGTGCCCGATGTGAGACAGAGTTCGCTGAAATCTCGCTTTGTTCGAGAGCAGCTTCTTGCCCGTCTTGGCCTCCAGGTTTCTGCGGCGCGACATGATGTTGCGCTCGCTGATGCCCCAAATTCTTGATAACTTGGCGGGAGACTGATATTTCTCCCACATCTCAATGAATTCAGCGTCACTTACCGCTGGTTTTGTCATAGAGCACCCTCTCCAGCACATTGATGACGCGATGCTCCACGGAGTCAAGTTGCTCGGGAGTCGCCTGCCTGTCCTGCGCCGTGGCGATCAGATCAAACAGGAATACATGAAGGCACTCATGCAGCGCCGTCATGGAAATGGATTCTGTGCAGATCGGAGTTGATCCGAAATCGCCTAGCTGGTAGGTGCCGAGGCGCGCCTGCGGGTCGCACTCCATCGCGGCCATCGCGGCCTTGATCGGCTTGTTGCTGCGTTCAATCCTCCAATCCATCAGATTGAGGACCTGCTGCCAATACCTAATCCACTGGTCGAATTCTTCGGCTTGCTGCGCCGAAGGCTTGTTTTGCGGTTTTGCCATATCTGCCCATTGTTCTACTTTTCTATGACAAAGCGGAGAAAGTTTATTGTGCGCCTGCTGCGCCTATCGCAGAGCCGAATCCAAGTTGCTCTGCCTTCTGTCTTAGCGATCTCGCCAAAGGCTCCACGCGCATCATGTTGGCCTTGCTCATCATCAGCGCGGCAAGTTTCGGGTCAAGCATCGCCTCCACCAGAAGCTGCTGGATTTGCTGATCTGGCAGGCGATAGAGGAAGTCCAGCGGCCTCGTCATGGTTCGCAGCGTCGTATCGGTCGCCAGCGATTCGCTGAACACGCGCCCGATCAGGTTGCCCATGCTCATATTCTGGAAGGTATTCGATCCTGGCGGCTTGACGCCTGGAGCAGTCGCCGCCATGCCGCGATTGATCTCGTCAACGATGTTGTCGAGCTTGCGCTGTGCAGCAGGCGACAACTCGGCGCCGATCTCATCTACTCGCGTCGCAAGTTGCCGACGCAGCGACCCTGCCGCGATGACAGGCTCGCCCGTAAGCAGATTAGGCTGCCCTGTGGTGACCTTGCTCTCAATTGCTTGCAGCACGCGCATCTGGTCAATTGGTTCAGACATTCTGGTGAACTTGCTCATGTATGCCTTAAACCCAGGCGCTGCCGAATCAATGACATCATCAATCGTTCGAACGACATCAGCAAGCTGTCCCTTTGCCAGACGCAGGCTCGGAACCTCCTGGTTGTACTTGCCCTGCATCGCGGCAGACAAGTCTTTTCGGACCTCGTAAAGCTCCATCGGAGTGCGCGCCTTGGCAATCCGTGAAGTCGCCCAATTCATTGCGGTTTCAACATCTTGGCGAGCGCCGACAGGGCTATTTCTAATGCTATCAATAGCCTTGTTTACAGTCAGGGCTATCCCAGACTGAAATGTCTCAGGGTTAACCGTAACGGCCTCAAATGCTTCTCTTCGCATCGGACCAGTAATCTCGGCACGCTTTGCCTCTGCGCGTTCAATCGATCCAGGACGACCAGACAGACGCCGAAATGCTTCAAGTATTGCCTGCTGATTCGCGGACAGACGGGCAGGGAAAGCGCCCGACTGATCCAGCGCCCTGATGGCAGTCTCAGCGGCCGCGAGGCCAGGATCACGGGCCACCGCCGCCGTAGTAGGCTGTACACCTGGAACCAGAGGCTCTGCGGCAGCAAGTCTGGCCGCCGTGGCCTCTGGAGTCGTTGCAAGGCGGCGCAGCACATTACCGACGATGATCTCGCGGCCCGTCTCTGTAAAAGGCTTAACCAGCGCCCCAGGCGCTTCGAGCGCGCGTGCCGTCACCGGCAAGCGAGGCCCGCCAGGGGCCACCATGCCAGCGGCCATTGCGCCGCCAATCTGCGCCAGCGGACTTGCCTCTGCCTCGCGCAGAGCGCCACCAGCACCGCCAGCCATAGCGGCACCTGCAACCTGCTGGGCAGGATAGCGAGCCAATGTTTGCATGACCTGTGCAGGTATAGGGGCAGCAGGTCCCATGACGGGAGCGCCGCGCATACCAGCGCCTCGCAGGATGTTCTCTGCCATCACTCCAGCACCGCGAGCCGATCCAGCAGCCGAAGTGCCAGCCCTCACGATGTCCTGCATAACGCGCTCTGATGAAGTCGCAGGCTCAGGAAGGCCCATCCTAGTCATGGCACTTTCAATAGCCTGACTCGGTGTCGGAATGTTGGCCCCTGTTGCACGATTAAACAATCCGACAAGAGGATCGCCGATCATCGTTCCAAGACCGACGCCAAGAGCGCCTACTGCCGCGCCAGGCGGACCGCCTACGGCTCCACCGCCAAGCGCGCCTATAGCAACAGGTCCGGCAGCTCGCGCGGTCAGACCTAACTGACGGATCAATGTATCTGCTACTGAAGGAGTGGGCTGATCGCCCATCATTTGAAACTGAAAGCCAGCAGGTAATGCACTTGCTGGGACTTCCTGCCCAGATGTCGGAATAGTAGCAAGAAGCTCTGGCGGCAGATCATCAATAGGCACTGCCATGCCTGAGCGCGGAGATGTTGCCATTATTTGTACTCCCAGCGGTTATTGCGGAATACGATGTCCCTGCCTGCATTGTCTTTTGACTCTTGACCTTCTCTCGGAGCAGTAGGTGCAGCCGGTGGCGTATAAGGTTGATACGCGCGCCCTGCTGATGTACGCATTGCATCTGTCGCAACTCTGCGAGCCTCTGCTTTTTGAGCGATAACGGCCGGAGAGTCTCCGACTTGAGGGAAATAAGTAATGTATTCCTGATCCATCTCATCTTTGCCGATGACTGCGCCGGATTCCTTACGCAGTTTTGCGCGAATCCAGTCGTCTGCGGCTTGCTTGTATTGCTGCTGTGCAGGACTTTGAACCACCCTTTGAGTTACACCACCAACAAAAGGAATTGCCCCAGCAGCGGAAGACACAATCCCCGTTGCAGCAGATGAAGGAAGTTGAGCAAAAATTCCAGATGCTCTTTCCATCCTTTGAACGAATCCGGCAGCGTTCAGCTCTCCCTCTGTTGGTTTTGCTCCACCAGCACCCATCAACGGTCTTCCCGTTACATCCATAAGCGGAATCACAGGGGCGCCTGGACGCTTTGGTACATACATAATGCCTTGTGCAGTTTCGATGCGCTCGTAGGCATTACGGGCAAACTCTGCCTCACTAATTCCGAGGCGGCGGCGTTCAATGTCGAGCCGCTGCTTCTCCATATCAAGGCGAGCTTGCTCGACAGGAGAGATACCAGTGCCGAATGTAGCGCCAGGCGCTACAGCGGTTTTATCAATTGCAACAACACGGCCATCAATCGTTTGCAAAACGACATCGCGCTTAGGACCAAATCCCTCCAGCGGTTTGATGGTGTTGTCATCGTAACGCTGCACCAGAATCTGATTGCCCGACTTCTGGTCAGTTACGGTCAAAGGCTCGCCGATAGGCTTAACCTTAACGACAGGCTCAAAATCCTTCGGCAACTGAATAAAGCCGCCAGTCTTTGTACGCTGCACCCATCCAGTCGCGGTCTGAATAGGTTCGCCGACAACCTCCTGGGGCTTAGGCATCAACCTTTCAGCGATTTCCGTAAACCTTTTGGCGTCCTCAACCCTTCCTGCTCGGGCATACTCATCAGCCGCACGAAGATACTGCTGCGCGCGCATCTCGTTGGCGCTCATGGCCGGCGCCGCTGGGCGCGGTTGCCCTATCAGGGCGGCGCGCTCTGCGGTCGGGCCAGCGGCCATTCCAGGCGCAGCGAGCGCCTCGGCAGCCGTAATCTCTCCACCAGCGGCTGGAGCTATGGCACCAGGTGCTAGGATGTCTCCGATTCTCCTCTCCAATTCCTGCCCGCGCCTTGCCTCCTCCAGCTTCTGCCGAGTCATCATCTGAGCCAAGGCAGATTGCTGCGCGCGCTGCGCTCCGGTCTGTCCAGCCTCAAGAGCGCCACCAAGGGCTTGCCCGAGGCTGATCGGTGTCCGTGATGGGCCTCCAGCTTGAAGCAAAGCAGAGGCAGCAGATAGGAGACTTTGTGTCTGGATTGCTTGGCGCTGCTGCGGCGTCAGCAAATCATCCAGCTCGCCACCGCCAAATACAGGACCGAGCAGGCCGCCGAGATCGAATGCCGTTGCCATGCTTACTCCTTAAAACAGTCCAAGCAAACCGCCGCCAAGAGCACCTAAACCAGCTCCAAGACCCTCAATCCTTCCACCGATTTGCGATCCAAGCAATGCCCCGCCAAGAGCGCCCGAGGCGCGGTTACGGTAAATCGGAGATGTCTGCGTCATGCCCAGGTTAGGCAGGTTTCCAGCCAATGCGCCCTGCGAGATCGCCAAACGCTCCAGCCCAATATTTCGCAGCGCATCTAGCTCTTGCTGCGTCATCTGCTGGCGGGCACCACCCAGGCCGAGAACATCCATCGCGCCCTGGCGGCCAATCTGCCTTGCCTGCTGCGCCAACTGCGCCGCCTGCCCAAACCCTTGCTGACGCAGCGCGGCACTGGCGCGACCGGCCTCGCGCAGCGCGGCCTCATTGGTCAGCGCCTGCGCCACGCCCTGCCGGCTCCCGCCAAAGGCACGCGCCGCCGTGGCGCGCTGCGCCTCCGCAAGCTGGCCCATCTGGCGCTGCTCCTCGATGTCGCGCAGCGTCTGCTGCACCACCTGCTCCTCGTAAGGATTCTGGAAGGCTGTGATTTCTTCGGGCGAGAACGGAGTCAGTCCGAGATTCGTAAGCTGCCTCTCGCCGGCCTCGTATAGAGGCGTAACGCCGGCAAATTGCCGTACCGGCAGAGCCTCCGCGACGCCTCTGGCCTGCTGAAGATTCGCTAAGTAAGCCTCACGGATCGCAGGGTCGATCTGCTGCGTTACGGTCTGCTGTCCACCACCTTTAGACATATGTTTACTCCTTCCGCATTTTGATGCTGGCGCGGCCCTCGTTCAAGGCTTGCAGCTTCTTATCGCCCAGCTTCTTCGTGGTCGATTTCTTAATCACATACTCGCCAGCCTGGAGCGCGGCATAACCGTCATCGGGTCCGGGCAGCGTCTCATCGACAAGCAGGCCGCGCATCGTGACTTTGCCGCCTTTGGCGTAGAACCCGCCAGAGCCATCTCCTTCACCACCATACCCGCCACCACCATAACCAAGCCCTTCGCCTGCTGCTGCACCAGCAGCAGCGCCACCAGCAGCGGCGGCTGCATCTGCTGCTGCCTGTGCGGCAGCGTTAGCTTCAGCGGCGGCGGCTGCTTGGTCAGCAGCGACTGCCAACCCAGACTCAAGAGTAGATGCATTTGCTGCTGCCTGCGCCTCCATCTCGCCCAGAGCATTGATGCCGGCATTGACAATGCCAGAACCAAGCAGACCCGCAAGCAGCCCGCCAGGAGCTATGCCACCCAACGATCTGCCATACCCCTGCAATGCTTGCCCGAAAGCAATTGCATCTGCCGGGTTCCCGAAAGATGTCCCCATTGAACCCTCGCCAGGGCCGCCACCGCCATCAAGCAGCCCAGGTGCAGCAGCACCTTGTGCAGCCGCACGCGCAGCAGCTTCGTCCCTCAGACGCTGATACAGGCCGGGGTCATAGCCACCAGTAAAGCCGGGATAGTAGTCAGCCATTGTGCGCGGCGCAGCCTGCTGCTGGCCCATGAGCTGGCTGTAGATGTCGCCGGACCTGACGTAATAAGGTAGATTGATTGCCACTGCTAAAGCTCCTTGCTCACCACGAACCACTTAGGTTCGTAGCCTTCATCCTTCAAAAAGGTTCTTTCCCAGCCTCGGCGGCCTGCGAAAGTTGACCTGCTGCAACCCTGCTGTTTCGCCCAAAGCTCGACATAAGGTCGCATCGCCTTGAGTTCATCGAGGTCGCCGCCAGCCAAAAACCAGTTAAGAGCTTTCAGTCGCGGGTAGACAATGATCTCGGTAATCGCTGCGGCGCGCGGCGCGGGCCAGAATTGGAATCTGCCATCGCGCACACCCTCCGCTATATCTTCAATTCCGTGTGTCCCTCCAGAGTATTCTAACGCTGCCTCCAGCCATTTAGAACACCGATCAAACTCAGCATCCATCAGCGTTTCCCGGCCGCCACAGCCTCCATCCTAGGCACGCCGACACGCCAATCTTCCAGCACCGCACCGGTGTATCTGACTTTTACTTGGCGGCCAGAAAAGCGCACATCCGTAGGCTGCGAAGCGGTGTACGGGCCGAATGTCGTTTCGGTATCCGTCGGGTAGTTCCTGACCTTGAAGGAAACCTGCACCTCGCCCAGAGTCTGCTCGTCCGGCACCAACTCCAGCACCGTCATGGTGTTATCGCCGTTGCCCAACTCAATCGGCCCAGACTCAGCAAAAGGCGTCGCCGAGTCATAGGCGTAGCCCACCTCATGCTCGTAGATGTACCCATCAGTCGAAACCATCAGCGGGTTAGTGAACACTCCGCGATCAGTTCCCGCCGTCCTAGCCAGATCGCCAATGGCCCAATGGCCTTCGCGGTAGTTGTACACCACATAGGAATCGTTTTCGGTGGCCTGCGATGACGGGTAGAACCACCAGATTTCGCCGTACTTGGAATTATTTACAGCGTAAATCTTGCTGGCCTGCGACATGTTGATGTCTTGGAACACAAAATCAGCGACATCGCAGGGCAGAGGCTTGACATATCCGTCATATATCCAGAAGCCCGAGCGCGACATCCAGATCGCGGCAGTCTCAATGGCCGCCACGGATTGCGACGAAATCACGCCGCAGGCAGAGCCGACCTTCTCGAAACTGTACACATAGGGCAGCCCGATATAGGTCGCGGTGTGAACATCCACATCCGTCCAGATCAGCGACAGACCGCGAACGCGCTTGCCGCACTTAATGTCGCCGACCGTTGCCAGCTCAAAGTCACCGGCCTGATTCGTCGCGGCTGGCGTCCAGACGGTATTGTTCTCCTGATCGCACCATTGCACCTTGCGAGGATTGCCGCCCGCGCCGAGAGCGAACAGGAACCTCTCTGCCGTGACCAACAGCGCCTCGTTATTGGTCGGCGCGTTCGTGATCGCGGCGGCCAGCGTGGGCGTGGTAAAGCCTAGCCGCCACTCGTAGAGCTTGCCATCGCTGCTGGAGCAGCCGACCAGATACTCGCCCCAGGTGTCCAGGCTCCAGGTCGTTGCGGGCGTGAATGTGCCGGTATCTGGGCGCGCCACGCCGTAGGCGTATGAGCCATAAGGACCATAGCCATAACCGACCTGACTTGTTGCATTTGCGCTGCCAGCCGTGAAGCTCGTCGGAGTGATGTCCTTGAGCGTCCCGGCCTCGTTCATCGCGTAGAGCTTGGAATGCGTGCCGGCAGCGATCCAGCGGTTGCCGCTGTTGTCGCGCCAGTTGATGAAGCCTCGGCACGATCCCGTCATCTGCGAATTGCTGCGCTTACGCCAGCCGCCGACAGGGCGCATCGTTCCTTCGTACCAACGAACCAGGGAGGCGTCATAGTACCGGCCAGCAGACTGGTACTCTGTTCCGTTACGGTAGACGCCAGGCGGGATTTTCAGTGGAATGTAGGCCATGATTTCACGCTGATCGGTTGGAGACGAAAGTCACAGTCAGGATTATGGACGGAGTCGCAGGGATTGCGGGGGTCGTACCGCTGGCCGTGACCGCTGGGAACTGCTCCATTGAAACACCAGAGTCTGACACCCTCCACATCATTTCAAAATAATCGTTTTCCACAAGCTCAAGATAGAAGTTCATAGCCGCGATCAAGCGGCTGGCCGATCCAATTGATTTCCTAGCCTTAATGCCGAATTGACTATTTGATCCTGCGACATCGACTCCATTCTTGCGGAACCAGATATCTATGTCCTGCACATCGTTCGTCGTATTGATGAACTGGGCGCTAAATTGGATGTTGTAAAGACCATTCTGGCTAACTTGAACCTTTGAGGGCAGATCGCCCGTAATGGTGGTCGATAAGACTGTCTGCGAGGCCGACACCGTGTAAGTGCCCGTCCCTCCAGCAGTACCTGTAAGCTGCGCGACGATCCTCGTCCCCGCCGTGATGCCAGTACCGCTGATCTGCATCGACGGATAAATTGTTCCTGCCGAAACTGCTGAGACAGTCAACACTGTTGTCGCAATTGAGCCGGTGAAGCTCGCGGTGCGCGAGACTACGCTGATCCCATTTGAGTAATCGGTCGTGTTGTAGCGGAAATAGTACGCAACCGCAGTCGATCCATCAGATTGATCGGTGTCGTCTTGAAAGGCTCCGTATGGTAAATTTAGGTACTTGCCACCGCGCGGGCCGAAAAGCGAGGATAGAGCATTGGCTATGCGGATGAAGAAAACGCGCATCGCGCCGTTGCTCTGATCGACATAGGCGCGGTCATAACCAGCCGGCGCTGACCCGACATCGGGTAGCGCAGGTGTCTGAATCTGCTGGTTAAGGTTGGTCGCCATTTCTTTATGCCATGTGCTTGCTCTCGGCCTCGATGCCATCAAGCCTACGCATCCAGCCCTTGCCGAAGGTGGCAAAGGTACTCAAGCTCTTGTAGTGGGCCTCGCGCAGATTGCAGAATTTCTCGATCAGCTCATCGGCTGGCATCTTGATTACTGCCTCCAGCGTCTTGGGACCAATTGCACCGTCTGCCACCACGCCAACAGACTGCTGCAAGAATCGAGAAGCGCGCCCAACACCAGCATTAACGGCACAATCAAAAACGCACAAATCCACGCCACTAGGAAGATCGTCGCCACGCACAGCGTCCCAATAACGCTTCTTGTAAAGAGGAGAAACCATTTCAATAGTGAGGCCACGCATATCCTCCTCGGTCGCAGGCTTGCCCGTCCACTCTTCCCAGACGCGCTGCGTTACTCCAAGGTTGGTCCTGCCACCAGGGTCAGAAGGATGGTTGACGTAGCCACCCTCCCACTTGAGGATGTGCTTGATCGCCTCGTCCCAGTTGTGCTTCATTTGTCTTTCCCGTATTTCATATCAGCCAGTTTCTCGACTGTGCGGCCGCCGAAGTAAGCGAGGAAGATGATCTGGCCCCACTGCCCAAGCAGTTGGACATAAGTCTCCTGCGCGTGATAGCCGAAGGCGCTCATCGCGGTGAACAGAAAATAAGCAGTAAAGATAGCAACCAATGCCAGCGGCCTGATGTTCTTCGATAGCCATGAGTCGCTGCCCATGTCAGAGCGCCACCTCTCGGTGATGCCGGTATGCTCAATCTCAAAGAGCTTGGTGTCGTTCGCCATCTTGGCAAGCTCACCATCCTGCGCCATCTTCGCCAAGTCCATCTGCGCCTTGGCCTTCGCCTCGGGATCGGGGATCAGCTTGTCGATGAGCTTGCCACCGACATCAAGGAGTGCTGCGAGAGGGAACATATCAGTGCTACCTTTAAAGTGCTTCCATGACCAAGTAAAAAGTTACGCCCAAGAGAACCATTGTCACGATTACCGCTGAAATGATTAAAAGAGCTTCTTCAAGCTCTTCCTTTTTTCTCTTTTGATCCGCTTTGCGCCTGCCTTCAGCGCGCGCCGCATCGGCCTCCATCTGCTTTGCGCGGGCCGTGATCCGCATCCAGACATCCATTTTGTTGCTTTGGAAGAAGAGCATTTTTACGGACTCTTCAAACTCCTTGGCCTGCTCCAGCGCCATTTCAAGCTCAAGGGCTTTGCCCAAAGCAGAGCCGCTAAATTGACCCTTCTTTGACTTCTCAATGACCTGGATCGCCTGCTCTTTGGCGTCGAAATACTTACCCAACACCGGCCCGAGCGAGGCCACATCATCGACTGTCTTGGATACCTTCTTGACCAGAGCAACCGCTGATGAGATGGCCGAAAGCGCGGTGATCGGATCAATCATCTCACCCGCCTTTGAAGTGTCCTACGATCCACGCCACCGCAGCGCCTGCGCTGCTGGCAATCGTCATGCCCATCCAGAAGCCGCCTTTACCCTTGTTAGCCAGGGCAAGCAACTCCTCAATCTGGCGCTCCATCTTGTCGAGCTTCTTGTCGATGACCTCGAAGCGACGCTCGTAGTCATTGACGCGCTGCCACATGGCCCCGTACTTTACGGGATCGATTTCTCCGGGTTCCATGACTCGTTTCCTTACTTAGCAGCAGCTTTCAATGCAGCCACTTCTGCTTTCGTTGCATCAAGCTCGGCCTTGAGTTCTTGAATTGCTGCCGTGAGGGTTGCCACCAAGAAGCTGGTGTCGATGCCTTGGTATTGTGGGTTGCCTTCTGCGTCTACTGCGTCTTTCTCTCCAACAACCGCTTGCGGGCACACCTCGGCAAGTTCGTGGGCAATAAAGCCTTGACCAGCAGAACCATCTGCCTTCCATGTGTAAGTGCAGGGGGTTAGAGCCGCGACCTTTGCCAACGCCCCGGTCATGGGGGCGATGTTTTCTTTCAAACGGTAGTCAGAGGATGTAATGTAAGAAGTGGCAGTTGTCGTAACATTAATTTGACCGACCCGTGTGCCGCTACGATAAAACTCAGCCACAGCATCATCGTTACTTCGGCCAATATTTATTCGTCCACTAGGTAAAACTGAAACCCCGGGATTTACCGTTGTACTCGTCGTCCCAAAACAAAAATTCCCATCGTTCGTGATACGGGCGCGTTCGTTGGTATCGGTATTAAAAATCAAAGGAATTGCGGTAGCAGTACCAACTTGCATATTCCCGCTAACACCAACCACCCCGCCAATTCGTGTGCCATTTGCATAAAAATCTAAAAGGCTCCCCGTGGTGTCATTGAGGCCCAAAGATACATAGCCCGCAACATCACGCGGCGAACTCGTCCCGATGCCGACGTTGCCGCTGGAGTCAATCCGCATCGCCTCCGTACCGCCCTCAGAAAAGGCAATCGTGTCAGCCGCAGGGAAAAAGATGCCGGTGTTGGTGTCGCCGCTGGTGGTGATAGCAGGAGTGCCAACTGCGCCAGCAGGAAAAACAACTCCTCCAGTTCCTTTAGGCGTCAGGTTGATGCCTATATTTGTGTTGTCACCAGTAGCAGATAGTGTCGGGCTGTTACCTGTTGCAGCATTCGCCAGCGTCAACTCATTGACCGCTGATGCCGTGGCGCTGACCTTCAAAAGCTCATTGCCATTTGTGTCAATAACATCGCCAACAATCTTGAGCTTTTTACCGCTGCCAACATTCAACCCGACGCTCGTTCCAGTACCCGCAGCCGCAAAAACAGCATCAATGCTGTCAAGGTCCGTGTTTAGCTTTGTGCCCCATGTATCGACCGATGCGCCGACTTCGGGCTTGGTCAGTAATAGGTTGGTCGTCGTGGTATCTGCCATGTGTCACCTCATGCGGCAATTTGCCAGGTTTCGGAATTTTCAGAAATAGGAGTCCAGGTCTCGGATGTGTCGCCTTCGGCGGTCCAGCCTGTCGATGCCTCGGAAACCGCAGTCCAGACCTCAGATGTGTCTGGGATGCTCGTCCATGTTTCCGGCGTGTCGGATTCTGTAGTCCATTTTAGGACAGCAGAGACTGACATACCAGAGTCAGATGCAATCAGAATCAAGCCTGGCTGCACCCTCACAGCAGCAGCGGCCATGCTTGACTCAGCACTAATCGAAATCGCCTGATTGACGATCACGCTTGTGCTGACCGTCATCGTGCCGAAATCCTCAATCAGAATCTGGATCATCGGCACACGAATGGCGCTCACCGACATCGCGCTCGCGCCAGCCGCCGTGAACGCCCCTATCGCGTACCGCGTGGCGGCCACGCTCACAGAAGACGCGCCGGCAGCGGTAAATGCGCCTATGGCGTACCGCACCGCGCTGATGCTGGCCGATGAAGCGCCGGCAGCGTTAAAAGCGCCCAGCGCGACACGTTGCGCCGCAACAGATACAGAAGACGACGCAGAGACGCTGAAAGAGGCGTCTTTGATGACATTGGCCGACACTGCGGCCGTTGAGGAGGCGGCGCTTGTGAATGCGCCTATCGCATAACGGACGGCCGAGACCGCAGTCGTCGAGGATGCCGAGACAGTTACAGCGGCGAGGGTAATCCCGTAGGAATACTTACCCTGCCCATATGGGCCGCCGCCGTATGCAGCCATGATTAAGTCAGGGTTACATCAAGGTCACCGGCCGGAATCCGCAGCACATCGCCATCGTTGATGGTGCGCGAAGTGGACAGCGCCGCCCAGGCCAGCATATTCCCGCCGGTCGATGCATCGAAAATCGCCGCCCAGCCAATCGTGCCCCAGTTCCCGCCAGAAGCAGCGGCAAACTCAATTGCAGCCGAGTTCGTGGCATTGGTCGGCGAGGTGCCGGAAACCGTGATCGTGCCGGTCAAAGCGCGGGCATACCCATTGCCAGAAACCTCAGTACCGCCGCCCGTATCGCTCGGGGCAGCGGTAAACAGACCCACATACCAAGCGGTCGGGCGCGTCGCGCTGCCCGTGGTAAGTAGCCAAGTAAGGACCAGATTCTCGGTGTAGTCGGTGAACGATGACATTTAAAGCACTCCTTTATCCGAAAGTCCTGGCCCGCATCATAATCGCGCCGCCAGATGTCGAGCCGCGATCATCGGCAATCTGAAGCTCATCAAGGCCGCGCTGATAAAGCGAGGCCCATACCGTAATTCTGGCATCATCCTTCAAATAAGGCGAGGCTTGCAGCAGCGCCCCATAAAGGTAAACATCGGGCGCCTGGGTCAAAAGCCAGTTTGTTGCAACGCTCGTTGATAACTTACTCAACTTTGCGTAATAGGTAAGCTCGGCGGTGTAGGTCGAATCCGGCACAGGCAAAACCCTGATCTGGCCGCCGACAATGCTGAAATATTGCGGCTTGCCAGGAGCGATGTACGCGGTCGCCTTGAGCTGATCCATCGCGTCAATCGACTCAAACGCCAGAGCCGTAACCGGCGAGGTGTTGAGCTTGATCGACTTGGTTTCGAGGAAGTCAGCCGGAACCGCGCTGTACTCGGTATCAATGGATGCCGTGGCGCGCACAATCATCTGGCGCGTGCGTAGCGTCCTCTCAATCTGCGCCTCGGCCAGCGAAATAAAGTCAGGCACTACCGCCGTGAGGTCGGTCCTGTTGAGCCAGTCGGCGACTGACGATTTCAGCTCTGTGTAGGTCGTCAATGCCATTAGCCAGCCCTTTCTTTCTCCAGGTCCTTAATCGCCCAGGTGTGATCATGCTTGAACTCGAACATTCCAATATGACCGATCTCTTTTGACACATCGTGGTCAATCCAGATTTTAAATCCAGCCTCGCGTGCTTTTCTACAGAAGAACACATCTTCTCCGATGTAGCCACGCTTATCGTGCCGCCAAGGCGTCTCGTACCACGGCTCTGACAATGCCTTAAAGACGCTTGACTTAATCATCATCACGCCCATGCCTACGGAATGCACCTCCTGCAATCCTTTGCTCTCTGGCATCGTCCAGACCAGCTCGCGCTCTCCATCGGGCTTATAGACCTGGGCCGTAGGCCCAGTTGGCATACGCCTTCGGGCGCAATTGGTCGCAATAATGTCCAGGTCGTGCGCCAATAGCCGCGAGATCAAGTCCTGCGGGAAACGCATATCGGAGTCGATGAAAAGGATGTGCGAGCATTGCTCACGCATGGCGTCCAGCGTCAGCTCGGCACGCTGGTTGGCGATCAATGTACCCTCGCTGATCTTGAGCGAGACAGCATCATTTGTGTTCAAGGTGTGAAAGCACACCATATTGACCAGATCGTAGGTGAACATGGTATGCACCATGTCACGCGCTGGCGTGCAGACCGCGATGTAATTGTGCTTCATACTTGGCCTGGCCTGACTCGGAAGTGACGATTTTCTGGATCGTTGAGCCAGCGTTTCATGTACGCTTCATCGTCGAGCTTGCCCTCAGCCTTCATCTGGTAATACAGACTTAGCGGAATAGATGCGACACGCGACCACTCGCCCCAGCGAGCGCGCTCATCGACCTGATTAAATTCGTCCTTGTTCTCCTCAATGATTGCGCTTACATCCTGCTGAGTCTGGATGGTCGCCTCATCTTTTTCTGCGTCATAGTGCCATGTGCGGGTGATCCCGAGGTCGGGATTCACATCAAATAGTTTTTTGTCTGTCATGTTAAAAGAGGCCGGATTGCTCCGGCCCCTTCCCTTCTTTAGATCAAGAAGTCACCAAGTCTGCTGCCAGACCGTGTGCGTTTTCTGCCAGGACCTTCAGACCCCACTCGACGATCAGCATACGCTTTTCAGCGTCGCCGGTCTTAGCGAGTTCGACCTGCTGGTACGGACGCAGCACAACCATCTTCGCGTAATCGGGATCGATCACGAAAGCATCGCGCTCGCGCTGGAAGCGGTTGGGCACCACTTGCACATTGCCGAAGTCCGACACATAGATGTCAGCAGCACCGATGATGGTGGCAGGACGCGCACCGCCGTCGATGTTGAACCGCGAAGAAGCGATGCCGGAGAAACCAGACACGCGCTGCTTGTTGACCGGGC